CCCTGGAAGCCATCGGCGCCGTCAGCAATACTGCCACCGTCAGGCTCTCGGCCGTGCCAGCCTGACCCGGCGGCCCAACCCGCCGAGGATCATCGCGCTCCTACACCACGCGATGGGACACGATCCCCCGGCCTGGTAGCCTCGGGCGATGCCGGCATCCGCCTGGATGTCGCCAACTACCGCCTGCGCGGCGGCCTGGAACACACGCGCACGGGTACTCACGTCACCACCTCGACTCCGGCCTGCAGCGCGTTCACGCCGGCCGCATCCCAGGCGGCGGAGGTGTCGGGATCGGTGTGCCAAGTGTCGCGGTAATACTGCCCGGTCGGCGTGGCGGGCGGCGTCACCGTGCCGCCATTCGCTGTGGTGGTGCCGGAGCGGATCAGGCCACGCATAGTGCGCGCGCCGTTGTCTGACCGCGCCGCGCGATAGACCAGCTGCACGGCATCAATCGCGGTCGGCGTGCCGGAGAGGTTCGTGAGATCGTAGCGGTCCACATGGCCCGCCGTGTCGGACTGGACCCAGGTCAGCAGGTCCGGCGTCGCGTCGTTCACCAGCTCGTAGTTCAGCCCGCCGGTCGAGGGCGTCCATTGCACGGACGCGTCGGCATTCGGGAACAGCGTCTCTATCCGCCGCGCGCCTGGCCAGGAGGTCGGTGCGGCGCCGGTGGTGTTGTTCACCGTCAGGTTGTCGAAGATCGTGTTGCCGATGCCGCTCGATTGGATCATCGAACGCAACTCGAAGCGCGAGGCGACGCCAGCCGCGCCGGCGTCGCGCGTGTCCACGCCGGAGACGGAGACGACGGAGGTTCCGTCCACCCGCACGTCGATCAGGCCGCCGGCATCTGCGATGATCGTCCGCACCTCCACGCGGTAGCGGGTGTTGAGCGCGAAGGTGAAGGTGCTGTCGGACCCGAGCTGCGTGGTGGCGCGGCGCATGCGGATGGCGCCGGTGGTGGTCAAGGCGATGTTCGTGTGCGTCTGCGCTCCCTCGCGGCAGGCCACCAGCAGCGACGGCGTGGTCGTCGGCAGTGCCTCGAACAGCACGTCGAAGGCGATGAACACCTCCGACGCCGCCGAAACCGGCTCGCACAGCAGCGCCCACGCGGTGGAGGCGTTCGGCACCGAGATCGCCCGGCCGTGGTTGTAGAACCCGGCTACCAGCGTCACGATGCGGCTGGTGCCGGGCAGAACCGGCCATTGCGGCGAGGCGCTCATGTCCTCCTGCACGCCGTAGACGTCAAAGCCCTCGATCAGCGTATAGGCCATGTCAGAGCATCCTCGCGCGAAGGGTGATGGCGATATCGGCCAGCGTGGCGTCCTGGGCGACAGGGGCGCGCAGCATCAGCCGGTCGCCCGGCTCGAACAGCGCATCGGTCGCCACGGTGAAGGTCGCCGTGTTGCTCGCGGCGGCGAAGGACGCCGAGCCGATGGACACCGCGTTGCGCTGAATGGAGAAGCTCGCTCCTGCCGTCGGCGCGACCTCGGCGTAGCCGCGCGCCCCGGGCGCGCCAGCCACTATCACGAAGCGCCGCGACGCCACGAACACGCCGACCAGCTCATCCGCATCCGGCTCGCCTGCGACGAAGAACCCGATCTCCGCGCCGGTGCCGATCGCCTGCACATTCGTCGTGTCGCCCTGCACCCACACGGAGGCGAGCGGCGGAACCCACACCCGCTCCCCGGTGGGGTAGCCCACCTCGATCGAACGCCCGCCGGACACCCGGTTGTCCACGCAAAGCAGCCGCCGCCCCGCCGGGAGGGTCAGCCGACGGTTGACGGTCACGCTGCCGGTGCAGCGGATCACCGCGTTGCGCCGCGCCTGGTCCGCCGTCAGGGTCACGTCGGCGTCGGCGTAGGTGATCACCACCTCGCGATTGCCCGCGTTGTCCAGCGCATCGAAGGCGGCGTTGATCGTCACCTCCTTCTGGTTCTGTGAGGCGGCGACATGCGTGATGGCGAGGTTCGGCGTGGTCATACGACGGCGCTCCCTGGGATGCCGCGCCCGACCGCGGCGCTGATCTGGAACACGCGCACCCGCACCGGGTCGCCCGGCGTCAGCCCGTCCGTCGTCTGCTGCGCGGCGGTGTAGGTGGCCGACGGCGAGGACAGCCCGGAGATGGTGCGCAGCGTCGCGGTGTCGGCGGCGTTGCGGATGTCCACCTCATAGGCCTCGCTCGCTTCGGCGATCGGCACGACGCCGCTGGTGTCGCGCAGCTCGCCGCCGACGCGCGTGCGGCGGACCCAGGTGATGGTCAGGTTGTTGCCGCCGTCGCGGCTGCCGGCGATCTGCACCGGCGCATAGGGCCGCTCGGCGCGGCCGCGCGCGCTCTTGGTCGCCACGGCGGCGGCGGCCGGCACGTCGAAGCGGCCAAGGAAGCGCAGGTATCTCGTGGCCGAGAGCGCCGCGAGAGGCGTCTGATAGCGCAGCACGGTCTCCGGATCGTCCAGCACCAGGAACAGGTCGCCGGCCGCGCGCGTGGCGCAGGCGTCCTCGGTGCCGCGCCGGCCGCGCAGCAGGCGCGACAGGGTGAAGGAGCCGTCGGCGTTCGGCGTCGCCGTCGTCCACTGGATGATTTCCAGTGAGCCGTTGACCGGGTTGATCAGCGCCGCGAAATTCGCGCCGTTCAGCACCTCAAGGTCGGTCGCGCTGTCCGGCTCGCCACGCACCATGCGGACGCGGAGCGTGTTGGCGTCATCCCAGGTCCAGGGGCTGATCGGCGCGGCAAGGTCCGTCTCCGCTGCGCCCCAGGCAACAGAGGTGGTCAGCACATCCAGCGCATCCCAGGTCACGCGATCGTCGGATGTCGCCACCTCCACGCCGCGCCACGCGGCGGAATAGGCTCCGGCGAGGGCGTATTCGCGCAGCGCCAGGCCGCCCGTGTCATCGCCATCCGCCAGCAGCGGCAGGTCCGGCGCGAAGGCGCGCGTCGGGTAGGGCACTGGCATGCCGTTCTGGAAGTAGTCGCCCGCCACGCCCTGCGCCGTCAGCGCGTAGTCGGCCGGGTCCTCCTCCGCCGCCTCGAAACGCATCGTATAGTCTGCGCCGAGATCGGCGCGCAGCAGGCGCAGCCGCATCGTCGTGCCGTCCGCGCGCGTCACGCTCAGCACGTCGGCCGGATCGAAGCGCAAATGGCGCGGCGTGCCGGCGAAGGTGACGCGGTTGCGCTCGCGCCAGCCGCTCATCAGCAGCCGCCGCGCCAGGGTGCGGGCCTCCGTCGCGGTCATCGGCACGGCGATATCCACCGTCGCGTTGCCGTCCGCCGCCGAGACGGCGACTGGCGCAGCCGGGCGCTGCCAGGTCTGCGCCCCGGGCTCGTAGTCGCGACCCACGTCGAGAAAGCGCACCGTCAGCCGGCGCGGCAGTTCCCGGTCCTGGGCGCGGTCTTCCGTCACCACGCCTTCCGTAGGGCGCGGGCGCAGCAGATCGGCGTAGGCGATGCTGCCGGCCACGCCGCCGCCGCGCTTGACGCCGCGCATCTGCCCGTCCGTCTCGACCAGATCGAACAGATAGGCCGCGCAGAGCGGCTCCAGCGCGTCGCGCGCCGTGCCGGCGCGGGAGACGACGTAGCCGCGCACAGCGTCCGTCAGCGCGCCGAGCGACAGGTCGGAGGTGGCAAGCCCAGCGCGCGTAGCGATGGCCTGGACGATGCCGGAAAGCGACACGGTGCCAGGCGTGACGCGGTTGAGGAACACCCGGCGCTGGAACGTCACGCCGATGTCGAAGTCTCCGTCGTAGAGGAAGCGCGGCCATATCAGCCCGGGGTTGCCGGAGGTGACCACGCCGGAGAACTCGATCGCGCCCGTCCTGGCGTTCATCACGACTGCGTCATTGTCGCCCAAATGGGCTACTCGCTCGCGTATTAGCAGGTTCTGGTTGTAGGCCGAGGCATTCACGCCGATCCGGTTGGTATGACCGGGCGTGCGCCACACCACGCCGGTGGCGGCAGACCACTTGAACGCGAAGCGCTGCGGGTTCGTCACCGTGCCTGGCCAGGCGGCGAACACGATCACGCTGTCGTCGCTCGTGTCATAGCCGACATCCAGCACGGTCGGCGTGCCGGCGCTGGTGAAGCCGAGATCGGATGCCAGCACCTCGCCTGCCAGCGTCGCCGTGACCCCCGTCGTGGTCAGCGAGGGCGCCGGGTTCCACGCCGCCGCGTCGGTCAGGTTGATGCGCCAGAACTGGATGCGCGAGGGCGAGGTTCCGCGGCAGATGTGCCATGCCTCGGTTGCGCCGATGCGCTGCGCGCCCTGCACGTATGTCCCAGTGGCGCCGCCGGCCGGCTCGTAGAGCCGCACCACGCCGCTGGTCGCCGCGCCGAAAATATGCGTGCCGGTGTCCGCATCGAGGCACAACGGCAGCACGCCGTCGCCGGTCCCGCGTGATTCCAGCAGCGCGAAGCGGCGCGGGCGCGGGCCGAGAACTGATATCGCGCACGCATTTGTTCCGACCGCGAGGACGCCGCCAGTTGCGGTCTGCGTCAGGCCGCTGTTGAACGTCCCGAAGCGCCACAACTCCGCACCCGAGACGACATCCCATGCTGCCACTGGCCGAGTGTTTGCTCCACCACCGCCGGCCATCGCCACAAGCGGGCCACCAGGAAAGACGCAGAACTTGCTGGCTGCGTTGATAGGCAGCACCCGGCCAGTCGCGTTGATGTAGTCCACCTCTGCCACAGTGTCGCCTGTCAAGCGGCGCACATAGAAACGCCGCGTCGAGAAGTCCGCCGCCCCGTCCGCCTGATAGGAGCCGGACGGCAGCCCCACCGCGTCGTCGCTGTTCGCCGCGCTGACCTGCGTGCTGACCAGCGCCGTCACATTCGGCACGCGGTTGCCGAACTCGTCGAGCGGCAGGTTCTCGAACACCACGTAGATCGTGCCGCGATAGGCAGGCGCCTTGCCGTCGCTCTTCGAGGCGACGATCAGCGGATCGGGCTGCTGCGCCTCGTCGCCTTCATAGGCGCGGAAGCGGAGGCCCTGGACCTTGATCTGGACCGACGCGCCCGTGGCGTCATAGGCCAGCTTGTCGTTGAACCACAACTTGACGATCTTGCCCGGCCCCTCGCCGAACGCCACCGCGAAGGAGGCGCTGTAGCGATAGGTGGTGGTGCTGCGCCCGCCGCCCTTGCCGAGCCTCTGGCGCTGCTTCCGCGCCTGGATGCCGGGCGACCAGATGATGTTGCCAGCCACCCGCACCGTCCCGAAGATCAGCGGGATCGGCGTTCCATAGGCGCTGGATTGCACCGTCAGGTCGCCAAGCTGCGGCCCGCCCTGCGGCTTCGGCGGGAACAGCAGGTTGCCGAGCAGCGCGCCCGCCGTCCACCCGATGGAAGTGAGGACGCCGCCGCCGGCCAGCGAACCGAGCGCCGCGCCGCCGGCGGCAAGGGCGAGGACCGCCATCCGTCAGCCCTCCATCCGCCACGCGCCGATCAGCGCCTCGGCGAGCTCATGCGCCAGCGGCTCCTCCACCACGCGCCGGCGCGGCGCATAGGCGTGGATCACCGTCCGCACGCCATCCTGTGCGGCCAGGATGCCGACATGCCCACCATTCACCCCGTCCACCCGGAACACCGCCACGTCGCCCGGCCGCTCCTGGCCGGGCGGCACGCGCCGCGCGCCGGCCTCCGCCAGCCCGCGCAGCAGCGCCGCGCCGTCCGGATCGCGGCCATAGGGCGCAGGGTCCGGCACCTGGTGGCCCGCCGCGCGATGCGCCAGCACGACAAGCCCGATGCAGTCCACCCCGGCCAGCGAGCGGCCGAGGTGCCGCCACGGCACGCCGACCCAGCCTCGGGCGCAATGGACGATGGCGCTCACGAGCCGATCTCCAGCGCCGCCTGCGCGCCCGGCACCGCTTCGAAGCCGCGGAACCGCACCCAGTTGGCGAACTTGTCCCGGCAGGTCTCGAAACGCTTGTCGCAGCCCGGCTGCACGCGGATCACGTCGCCGGCGGCGATGGCGCCCGGCAGGGAGAGGAACAGCGTCAGCGTCCGCGTCGCCTGCACCCAGCCGTTCACCTCACGCGTCAGGCCGGCATTCGCGCCCGTCTCCCAGGTGACGAGGCCGCCATCGAACCAGCCATCCGCGAAGGCTTCGATGCCGTCGGCGTTCAGCACCACGCTCGCCTGCGTCGGCGCGCTGGCCACCGTCGCCGGCTGTGTCCAGGCCGCGCGGGCGGTCCATGTCACCGTGCCGTCCGTCGTGGTGCCGCCGATCGTGGTGGTGAAGGTTGGCGGCGAGGCGGCGGAGGTGCCGGCCGTGGTGCATTCATAGATGCGCCGCTCCTCGCGGTAGGTGCCGGTCGCGCTGCCATCCGTCTCGACCCGCACGAAGGCCCCGAGCGCATAGGCCGTGCCGTTGGCGCGGAGCGGCGGGCGCATCGGCATGCCGCAGCGCGCGTCGCCGAGATCGGCGTCGCAGCCCGGCGCGTAGAGCCGCACGATCTGCTGCTGCAATGCCTGTGCCAGGCCGCGCAGCTCGACGCGCGCCGTCCCGTTGTCCTGCGGCTGCACGCGACCGAACCAGCCGGTGCGCAGCGTGATCGCGCCCTGCGCAGTGTCGACCCAGTTGACCAGCAACAGCCGGAAGCGCGCGCCATCCCAGAGCCCGGCGCGGATGTCGGCCGCCGTGATCGCGGCGTTGTCGAGCAGCGCGACGATCTCGCTCTCCGGCACGCTCATGTCGGAAGCGGCCGACACCGCCTCCCGCGTGTAGGCGCGCGCGGCAAGGTAGGTGTCGCCGTTCACCACCAGGTCGCGGTCATGATCGGTGAAGCGGAACAGCTGGCCGTCGCGGCGGGTGATCTCGACGCAGGTGGCCAGCGTCAGCGGATTGCCGGAGGAGAGATGCGCGGCAAGGCCGGCGGAGGCGGACTTCATTCCCGCACCTCCACCACCGGAATGTCGCGCCACACGCCGCGATGGTAGGTCTCCAGCGTGAAGGGAAGCTCGTCCGTGTCGAAGCGCGCCGGCACGTCGAATTCGCACTGCGCTTCCACCGCCTGGCCCGAGGTGGCGGCGAGCGTCGCGCCGATGGTGATGACGCCGGTCAGCAGGTTCACCTGGAACTGCGTGCCGCCGGTGCCGATGAAGCGCTCGACGTTGTCCACCCAGCAGCGCACCGTGCCGGAGACGGGCTTGCTGATGGTGCGGTCCTGGTTCTGGCCGCCCGAGGTGTAGCGCTTGAAGATCTGGAACGCGGCTTGCGTGCCGTTGGTGGTGCCGATCTGCTGGCGCGCCATCTCGAAATCCGACCAGTCCTTGAAGCGGAAGGCGAAGGCGCGGCCCTGGCGCGCGCGGAAGAACGCCAGCAGCGTCGCGAAATCCGCGCGGGTGCGGAGGCCGGAGGAGACATCCCAGCGGCCGCGATCCTGCGACCAGAGGCGCGTGCGCACCTCATGGCCGCTGGCCGTGGTGGCGATCAGCGTGTTGAAGCCCGCCCCGCCCGTCGCGCCCTGGCCGATCACCGGCGGGAAGCGGATGTCGTGGAAGGACATCTCAGAGGTTCCTCGCGCCCATGCGCACCGCCTGCGCCATCCGCGCCTCGATCAGGCTGCGCGAGGCGTGGAAGGTCTCGGGCGAGGGCGCCACGATCGTGACGTTGACCTGGCCGCCGCCGGAGCCGCGCCGCACCTCGTCGCGCGACAGCACGCGCTCGCCGCGCTGGAGGATGGCCGGGACCTCGCCGGGCCGGAGGCCAGGAAAGCCGCCGGAGTGGAAGCGCGGCGCCCCGGCGAAGGCGAGCGCCGGCACCGCCCGCGCGCCGGCCGGGCCGCCGACCATGCCGCCCTCGTGGAAGATCGAGCCGAAGATGGAGCTGAAGATGTTGCCGATGCCCGAGAACAGCCCGCCGCCGCCACCGCCGCTGATCCCCGCCAGCAGCCGCGAGAAGACGTCGCCGCCAGAACCCTGGCCGCCGATCAGGTTGCTGAACAGCGAGAGCAGCGGTTCCGTCAGCAGCTTGCGCGTGCCGAGGCGGAGCAGGTCCTGTTCCAGCCCGCGCAGCACCTCCGAGAAGCGCCGGCCGTTGACGATGGCGTCCTCGAAGGCCGAGGAGAAGGCGAGGCCGAGGTCGCGGGCGGTGTCGCTGACCTGCCGCGTGCGTTCCTCCGCGCGCTCAAGCTCGTCGAGCGCCGCGGAGATTTCGCGGTTGATCACCTCCTCCGAAAGCGGGACGCCGACGCGCCGCGACCGCTCGATGAGGGTGTCGAGGCTCTCAATGCGCCGCTGGAACCGCTCATAGGCGGTCTCGTTCTGCTGGATCAGCCGCTCCTGCTCGCGCAGGACCTCGATCAGCTCGCGCCCCTCCGCCGTCTCCTCGTTCGTCGAGCGCGCGGCCCTCTGGCTGGCCGTCGTCAGCCGGCGCAGCGCCTCGGCGCGCTCGTCGGTGGCGCGCGCCACCAGGCGCTGCGCCGTCGCGGCGTCGATCGCGCCGGCCTGTTCGGCTTCGCGGATGCGCGCGAGCTGCTGCTGGAACTGCGCTTCGATCCGCACGCGGGCGTCGAGCTGCTGTTCCAGCTGCGCGATGTCGGCCGCGGCGCGGCGGCGGCGCTGCTCGGCTTCGCCAGCGCCGGCAGTGACGCGCTCACCGAAGACACCGCCGCCTTCGACAATGCGCCGCTGACGTTCTTCGTACTCACGAGCAAGCCGCGCGCTTTCCTCGATCAGCCGCGCCTGTTCGGCACGCAGCGCCTCGATACGACCCGCATTCGTCGCGGCGCGCTCAGCCGGCGTCTGGAAAGCGCCGAGCAGCGAGGGATCGGCCCCGCCAGCTTCCAGCGCGGCGATTTCTCGCCCGAGCGCCACCACGCGCTGGCCGATCTCGAGCGACCGCTCCGCCGAGGTCGCGCCGAAAATGAGGCGATTGAGAGCCTGGGCGGTCGCGGTGATCGCCGGGGCGACACTCACCGCGAGCCCCTGCGCCATGCGCGTGAGGGCCGTCGTCAGTTCGGCAATGGAGGCGCTCGCGCGATCGGCCTTCTCGCTGAGGTCCGCGTCCAGCACCGCGCCCATGCGGCGCGCGCGCTCGGCGGTTTCCTCCAGGCCATCCCGGCCCTGCGCCAGCAGCGGAATCAACCGCTGGCCAAGTCGATCGCTGAGCAGCGAGGTCGCCGCCGCAGCGCGCTCGGCCGGCGACTCGAAGCGCGCCACGACGTCTGCCAGATCGGCGAACACCGCCTCGGTGTTGCGCGCATTGCCGGCGGCGTCGCGGAAGCGGATGCCGAGGCGCTCGAACCGCTCCGCCGCCGCCCGCTCGCCGGATGCGGCATCGGAAATCAGCCTGGTGAGCGCCGCAAGCGCGCGCTGCACTTCCTCGGCCGACGTCCCGGCATCGATCGCCGCGAAGTTGAGCACCTGCAGCGCCTCGGTGGAGACGCCTGCCTGCTCCGCGAGCTCGCCAAGGCCGCCCACCGTATCGAGCGCGTTGCGCGTGAACGCCGCCAGAGATGCGCCGACGCCCGCAAAGGAAAGCCCGGCGACGATCGGCCCGAGAAGCCGCAGCGCGCGGGACGCCCCTTCCGCGCCCTGCACGATCTTCTGCATCTCGCGCTGGCCGGCGTCGCCGACTTCGCGCAACGAGACTTCGACCTGCCTGCCGCCTTCAAGCGCGATCCGAACCGACACGCGGCGCGTGCTATCCGACATGCGTCATGCCCCCGCCATCCGCCGGCGCGTCGCGCGCAGCGACGCCCTCCGCCACGCCGGCGCGCAGCTCCGCCAGCATCTCCGCCGCCGCCCAGCCGGCCACGCCCGCTTCCCGCGCCAGCGCCAGAGCGTCGGCCAGGTCCATCTCCGGACCCGTCATCCCGCCTCTCACGCTGGCCATGCCGGCCGCCCACACCGCCGCGCCCTCGGCGCTCTCGGGCGCGTGGGCGGCGTAGGGGCAGGACAGGCCGCAGTCGCGCTCCAGCGCCGCGCAGCCGCGGCAGTAGTCCGGCCCGCTGCCCGCGTGCCACGCCGCGCGGCGCCTCAGGCGTTTCCCTCCGCCGCCACCTTCCGCATCGGGATCAGCGCCTTGTCGAAGAAGGCGGACGCCATCTCGTCGAGGTCCATCAGGCGCTCCACCGCCTCGGGCGAGAGGGGCAGCGGCGTGCCGGTTGCATCGCCCACGCCGTCCCAGGCGGTGACGGCATGCCGCGCCAGCGCCTTCACCAGGAAGGCGAAGGCGAGCCCGCGCGCGAGGTCCGGGTCCATCTTCGCGTCCGCCTCGCGCAGCGCGGCCATGCAACGCTGCGCCGCCGCCTGCGCCGCCGCGACGACGGCCGTGGTGACGGGGCGGATTTCCACCCGCACGCCGCGCGGCAGGTCGATCCAGTAGGGTTCGGTCGGGATGTCGAGGGCGAGCATGGAAACCTTGTCCTCCATGGGTTATGTATCTTGCGGAAGTCAGGAAACCCCCGATGACCGAACCCATGCTCAAGGTCCCGGCGGCCGAGGCGCAGCGGAACTTCGGCCTGTACCAGGACAAGGCCCTCACTCAGCCCGTGGCCATCACGCGCAACGGGCGTCCGCGCACCGTGTTGATCTCGATCGAGGAATACGAGCGCCTCAAGCGCCGCGACCGGCAGGTGGTGCGGACCGAGGACGCCTCACAGGAGGTCGTGGACGCCATCCTCGCGGCACGCCCGCCAGAGGAGAACAAGCGCTTCGATCATGAGGTCTGACGCGCCGGCGCTGCCGGCGGTCGGCGATGTGATCCGCTACGCCTATCTGTGGAGCCACGAGCACGCTGCGGGACGGGAGGAGGCGTCGAAGGACCGTCCCTGCGCGGTGGTGGCGCTGTTGCGCCGCGCTGAAGGGCAGGACGAGGTGGTCGTCCTGCCGATCACCTCGACGCCCCCGGAGGAGCCCGGTGCGGGAGTGGAGATACCCGCCGGCACCCGCGCGCGGCTCGGCCTGCAGCGAGAGCCATGCTGGGTGGTGGTCACCGAGTACAACCTCTTTGTCTGGCCGGGGCCCGATCTCCGGCCGACCGAGGGCGGGACGGGGCCCTTCACCCATGGCCCGCTGCCGGCTCGTGTGATGGCGGAGATCCGTGAGGCCTTTGCCGCATGGCGCCAGAAGCGCCGCACCACGGCGGTCCGGCGGACCGAATAGCCATCAGGCATACAGGCTCCCCGCCTCGCCGTTGCGCAGAACCGCCGTCATCATGCGCGTGGCCGTGCTGTCATAGGCCGCGCGGAAGTCGAAGGTCGCCTCCACACCACCCGGGCCTTCCACCGGCGTCTTGGCGACCGAGAGATAGACCTGGTGCAGCGTGATGGTCAGGCGGCGGTCGGCATTGATCCGGTATTCGAACTCGAATTCGGCCGCGGTGTTGTTCGCCGCCTGCGTCAGCAGCACCGTATCGGCGAAGCGCGCGGTGATCTGCCCGGTGGCGAGCGAGATGCCGGGGTCCACGCCTTCCACCTTGCGGTCGGCGCGGATGGTGCGGACCATTTCCATCCCGTTCTGGAAGGACACGCGCGCCGCCGTCACCTGGCCGAGCGGCGTGGTGTTCCGCCTGATCTCGCCCTGCGGCTTCTGGAACAGGGTGAGGGTGGAACTGGTCGGCGTGCCGGCGCTGCTGGTCGCGCTACGCGTCGAGCCCTGGCCCATCAGCGTCACCGTCGCGATGGCAGGGCCGGTCGGCGAGAAGTCGATCTCCAGCGTGTCGGCCCGCACGCCGGCGCAGACATCGTAGGACGGCACGTCCGGATAGGCGATCTCGACGCTGTTGGAGGGCAGCGGCGTCGCGCCGGAGACGAAGGTATGCACGAAGTTCGGGCTGGTGCCCGTGGTGGTCGGCGCGCCGAGCAGCAGGCGCAGCCAGTGGCCGAAATGGATCAGGTCCACCGGCACCACGGCGCGGCCGGCGACCGTCACCGTGTCGAGGAACGGCGTCGCCGCGTCGCGGTTGCCACCGAGCCCGATCACGTTGTTGTCGATCAGCGGCTGTTCCTCGCCGAGGTCCACCGACAGGAACGGCATGCGCAGCCAGTTGCCACCGGGCGGCGTGCCGTAGGTGGCTTCCTTCTGCATGTGGATGCGGCAATTCGCGCCGATGGCACGGGCCATTGCGGTGTCTCCTCTGGCCTAGGGGCAGGGGTCAGGCGAGCGGCGTGTCTGCCGCGGTGAAGTAGAGCGTGACGGGAACCAGGGCCGCGCGGGCGGCGGCGGCGCCTTCGAACTCGACATCCTCGAAGGACGCGGCCTCGGGCTGCGCCCATTCCACCGCGCCGGAGAGGGTGCGGTGCGCGACGATGGCTGCGCTGATGTCGGTCAGGATGTCGTCCAGCAGCGCCGCGCGGGCGGCAGCCGTCGCGCCGGGCGCGATGACTTCCACCTCCGCGCGGTGCTCGACGGCCCAGGCGAGCGGCGAGAGGATCGGCGTCTGTTCCACCGTCTCGCCGTCGCGCAGCACCACCAGGCCGCCGGCCGGGATGCGCTGCGGCACGGTCTCGTTGCGCCGCACGGCAGGCGGCGGTGTGCGGGTGCCGAGCGCCGTCGAGAGGCGCGCGAACAGCGCGGCGACGGCGGCTTCGCGGGCGCTCATGAGGCCCTCCTTGCCTGGTCGTTCCACGCCTCGACGAAGCGCCCGGGCAGCCGGCGCGAGGCGGCGCGCTGCACGGCCGCGACATCCAGGCGCTTCGACAGCGTGACTTGCGGCAGCAGCAGGAACATCGGCACGAAGCCCTGTTTCAGCAGCGCCGCCTGCCAGCCGCGCGCGCCCTTGCGGCGGGCCGTGGCGACGGCGGCGAGACCTCCCGCGATCAACGCGGGGCGGCGGCCGGCCTCCGCGGGCGCCTGCTGCACCGGCAGGCACCACACGAAGCCGCGGCCATTCTTGAAGGGGCGGAGGAAGGCCTGCTTCGAGGCCACCATCTGCGCCGGCGTCACGCGCAGCCCCTTCTCGCCGCGCCCACGCCGGCCGCGCGCAGCGTTGAAGCCGGTCGGGATGGCGAGGAACTTCCCGCCACCCTTGGGCCGGATGGTCGCGCCGCGATCGAAGGCGTCCACGATCGTCGGCACCTTGGTGAACACCAGCCCCGCCGGCCGCAGCGACTGGCCGGAGGACGGGAACACCCGCGAGCGCCAGGCATTGGCGATGCCGAGGCTCTTCGCGCCGAAGGCGCTGCGCACCTGGGCGCGCAGCTCCTGCTTCGCCGCCTCCGTCTCCGCGCGGATGGCCGCCATGGCGGCGCGCTTGCCGGCCTCGGCCTCGGCTTGAAGGATGCGGCGGAGGTCGCCCGCGAGGACCGCCCCGAGCCTCACGGCCTGTCCTTGCCGGGCGGCAGGCCGGCGCGGTGGCGCAGGACGGCGATGGCAAGATCGTGCAGCGCGGCCTGGCCGAGATAGCCGAACACGAACGCAAACAGGAACCGACCGTACTCGTTGACCTCGAGGAAGCCCGCCAGCGCATAGCCGGCGCTGCCGACCAGCGCCGCCGAGGGGAGTTCCCAGGCGAGGCACCAGTGGAAGCGCCGGCGCTCGGGGTTGTTCCAGCGCAGGAAGCCGCCGGCAAGGCCGGCCGCGGCACCGGCCGCGAGTTCGAGCGCGGTCGCCCAGAGGTTGGGGTTGTTCTGCGGCACGGCGCGCTCCTAGCGCTGGCAGAGTACGCGCCAGACGGTGCCGCTGGCGTCGCGCTCGGCATGGGTGACGGTGAGCAGCTCGGCGCCTATGGCGAAGGTGTCGCCCGAGGCGAGCGAGGGCAGGGCAGCGATGGCGACGGAGAGGATGTCGGTGACCGAGAGAAGCTCGGTCCCGAAGCCGCTGGCGAGCCTGTCGGGCGAGGAGCGCAGCAGCCGGACCGGCTCCGGAGGGCCGGTGCCGCCCGCACGGTGCATCGCCTCGGTGCCAAGGTTCGCATCGGCGACCAGCGCCGCCATGGCGTCGGCGAAGACGTTCATGCGCCCGAGGCCGGCACGCGGGCGAGCATGACGCGCACCGTGGCGTCGGAGGCACCGGCGGCGGCGGTGGCGAGGCCGACCTGGAAGTTGCCGGTGGCGGTGGTGGTCAGGCGGCGGTTCGTGTTGTCCCAGAACAGCCGTGCCCCCTGGCTGATGGCAAGCGCCGGCTCCTTGGGCAGTTCGAACTCGCCGCGGGTCTCGCATTCGACGAGCGCGTTCTGCGCGGCGTCGGCCGCAGCCACGCCGAAGAAGGCGCCGACCAGCATGCCCTGGCCGGAGAGGATGCCGCCTGCGTAGGGCACCGGCATCGGGATGGAACGGGCGTCGGGACGGAGGCAGTTGCGCATGGGTGGGTCTCCTTTGAGGCGTGCAATGGCAAGGGGAACGAAGGCCGCGGTTGCGGCGACCAGGCTCTCGTGTGTACACTTAGCGTGATCACGGAGGGTCGGATGCCCGACGAGGCGAAGGTCAGCGTGCGCGATCTCCGCGGCAGGCTGGCGGAGCATCTCCGGCGCGTGCGGCGCGGGCAGACTGTGGTGGTGACGTCGAATGGCGAGCCGGTGGCGCGCCTCGTCCCGGTCGAGCGCCCGGCCGCCGCATCGCGGCCCTTCGGCTTCATGAAGGGCCGGATCCGCGTGGCACCCGACTTCGAGGAGACGCCGCCGGACATCCTGGCCGCGATGGAGGCTGATCCCTTCCCGCCGTCTCCGCGTGGCCGAGCGGCGTGAGGCTGCTGCTCGACACCCATGTGCTGCTGTGGTTCGCCGCCGGTGACGATCAGCTCGGGCGGAAGGCCCGTGCGGCGATCGCCGATCCCGCCAACACGGTGCTGGTCAGCGTCGTCTCCCTGTGGGAGGCGGCGATCAAGGTGCGGATCGGCAAGCTGGACGTCGACGTGTCCGCGCTGATCCGGGAGAGCGTGCGGGCCGGGTTCGATCTGCTGGACTTGACGGCCGGGCATGTCGAACGGCTGCTGGCGCTGCCGGTCTCCGACCGCCATCGCGACCCGTTCGATCACCTGCTGCTCGCGCAGGCCGCCGCCGAGGGGGCGACCTTCGTGACCGATGACGGGCACGCAAGGCGCTATGGCGTGCCCATCCTCCGGTCGCGGTGATCAGGTGCCCGGGTTGAACCACGCCCCGCGCCAGTCGATGGCACCGACGCCGAAATCGAAGATCACGCTGACCTCGACGCCGTCCGCGCCCGGCACCGGGCCGGTCGTCACCTGCGGCCCCTCGGCGCCGTTCAGATAGCCGTAGACGTAGACCGGCGTGGTCGGCGGCTCGGCGAACAGGTACCAGCGGTTCGCCGGGATCAGCGGCTCGACCACCGGCTGCAGCAGCCCGACATAGGGGTTGACGTTGCCGGAACTGGCGGGCGTGATCGCCGCGGTCAGCTTGAGGGCGGCGAGTTCCAGCGCCGGGCCGACCAGGATCCGCATGCTGCGGCCAAGGGCGATCGGCAGCCCGTCGAGCGAACGCTGCTTCATGATGGCTTCGCGGCCCTTGCCGATGTTGGTCTCGTCGAGGGCGGTGCCTGCCGTCGCCTTGTTGGCGCGGGCGGTGTTGGTCGAGAACACCGGCAGGTTGCCGGTCGAGAGGGTGGGGCCGTCGCCGTTCGCGCTGTTGAGCAGCGCATAGGCGGTAGCGTTCTCGAAATCGGCGACGCGCCGGCCGATGGCGGCGGCGAAGTCGGTGAAGGCGCCGAGGTCGTCGTTGACCAGCATCTGGCGGGTCACGCGGATGCGCCGGGCGAAGGTCTGCAGCAGGACGATCTCCTGGCTTTCCGACATGGTGCCGACCTGGATCTCGCCGTTCTCGGCGAGCGGCTGCAGGGTCGGGAAGTCGCCGATGCGGAGATGCCGGTGCGGCTTGAAGTCGCGGAAGTCGCGCCGGAGGAAGATCTGGCGGTACGAGGGCGCGGCCGGCTGGTAGGCGGCGAGCAGCATCTTGTTGGCCGCGGCCGACAGCAGCAGCGGGAAGTCGCTGGTCGTGTGCAGGGCGCGCTCGGCGAGGCGGACCGGGTCGCGGGGCACCTGGCGCTCGCCGCCGAGCAGCAGGAGCTCTCGGAGCATGTCGGAGGGGCGCCAGCCGAGGAACTCGGCGTGGCGACCGTTGCCCTTTGGCTGGTAGCCGGGCATGGCGCGGACGGCGATGGCCTCGGCCATGGCGTCGCGCATGGCGGCGGGGTCGTCGTGACCGGCCCCGGCCTCGGGGCGTGCCGGGATGGAGGGGCGCGGGCCCTGACTCACTAGCAGGTCGAAGAGGGCGCGGCGGGTGGCGTCGCCGGTCCAGCCCTGCGCGATCGCCTCGGCGCGGACGGCCGCGATCCTGTCGGCCGGCAGCAGGGCGCGGGCGGCGTCCACCGCGGCGTCGATGCCGGCGATGCGCTCGCGCTCGGCGCGGCTGGCTTCGGCGCGGATGGCGTCGGGGTCGGGCGGCGATGCCGGCGGAGGGGCTGCCGCCGGGGCGGCGCGCGTGGGTTCGGGCATGGTGGTCACGGCGGTCTCCTGGGACGGGGTGGTCGGCACCGGCGTGGCGGCCGGCTCGGCCTGCGGGGCCGGCGTCGTTTCGGGCATCGGGGGTTCCTCGTCAGGCAGGGCGGGTTCGACAGCGAAAGCGGGCGCGCCCTGCGGCGCCTCGCCACGCACGAATGCGTCGCGGTCCACCGGGATCGGCACGACGGAGATCTCGAAGGGCTCCCAGTCCACCGCGCGGTGGATGGTCTCGCCGGAGGCGGGGTCGGGCCGCTGCTCGTAGCGATGCACGCGGTAGCCGACGCTCACGGCACGCAGCGTGCCATCGGCGATGCGCTGCCAGACCGGCTCGACGTCGGCGGCGGCGGAGAACTGCAGCGTGGCGACCCCACGTCCGCGCTCGAGGCGGGCGGCCGTGACGCGCCCCAGCACGTCGCGGGCGCCGCCACGCCGATGGGTGTCGAGCACCGGGGCGCGGCCGGACCGGAGCGCCTCCATGCGCACCGCGTTCGGCGACATGTCCAACTCCTCGGTGATCAGGCCGAGGCTCGGGACAAAGTTCCGGGCCCGCGCGCCGGTGCTCCACACCACCTCGACGGTTCTGGCGGCGGGATCGGCGGTGGCGGGGGCGGCGATGGCGCGCTGGGCGATCAGGGGCAGGCCTGCCGCGTCGGGCAAAGCGGCAGGCTGCGGCCCGGCCTTGCGGCCGCCCGGCTCGGTGCTCTCGGTCATGTGGATATCCCGGGGGAAAACTCAGCCGTGGTTGTGGATAACGGCGTTCAGCCGGTCTCCGGCGGGCTGATGGTGGCAGCGCCCGTCGCCGCGATCTCGATCGCCGCCATCTGCGCCGCGTCTTGCGCCGCGCCGGACTTCGCGACGCGCCGCGGGTCGGTGTCGAGCGAAAGCCCTGCGTCATCCAGCAGCGCGTTGGCCTCGCGGATCATCTCAACGGCGGCGCGGAAGTCGTAGCCGAAGGCGCCGACCGCCTCGGCCTGCGGCACGAAGCCGGCGCGCACCTGGGCGATCAGCGCCGTTGTGTCCTTGAGCGGGTCGATCATCTCATGCGCGGGCGGAACGTGGCTCACACCCTCCGGCATCTCCGCGCCCCACAGCCCGAGCAGCGCGCCCTGCCTGTGGAACCGATCCGCGATGGGCCGCACCAGCATCGGGATCAGCATCCCGTACTGCACCTGCTCGCAGAGGCGGCGAAACTCGATCTTGCCGGCGCGGAGGCTCGAATAGTTCGCCTGCGTCAGGTCTCCCGACACCTGGTCGTAGGTCAGCCCCGTCCCGACCGCCGCCGCTTCCAGCGCGCGCCGCGCGAAGGCCGCATGCGATCCGCCGCCCGAGGGGTTCACCACCTCGACGCTGCCCACGCCCCGGCGGTAGAGGATCATGCCCGGCTCGAAGCTTTCCACCGCGCGACCCTGGGCGTCGCGCAGCAGCCCGGCGGCGGCACCGGTCAGCGCCTCGTCGCCCTCCTCCGTCACCACTGCCGCAAGGCAGGCCTCGATCTTGGCCTTCATCAGCAGCGCCGCCTCGTAGTCGCCGAGGTCGCGCAGCCGCAAGAGGATGGGCGCCAGCCAGGAGACGTCGCGCAGCTGGCCAGGGCGGCGCTTGCGGTAGACGTGCAGCACCTCACCTGCTGGCACGCGCTCGCTGCCAAGCCACGGCGCGCCTGGCGTGATCCACGCCATGCCCGGATGCACGCGATGCAGCCAGTAGCCGATCGGCTCCCCGGCGTCGCCAAGCGCGATGCCCTGAACAGTCGGCGCGCCCTCGACCATGCCGTTGCGGCTGGTGTCGAGGTGGTCGCTTTCCAGCACCTGCAGCCGCAGCCCTATGGGGTTGGCGGGCGTCGGCTCGGCCGGCAGGAAGCGGATGAAGCACTCGCCGCTTTCGACAACTGCGCGCATTACCAGCGCCTGCAAGCCGTAGAGGTCGAGCCGCGCCTCGGCGTCGCAGGCGGCGCTCTCCGCCCAGCGCTGCCAGGCGCGACCATGCGCATCGTCCGGCCAGCGCGTGGTGATGCCGGCGCCGACCGCGTTGCCGGTCCACAGATCCACGATGCGCGCGGCGTAGGGATCGTTGCGCACGGCGTCGCGCGCGCGTCGGGCGACCGTCGCTGCGGCCAAGCCGACTTCGGCGGTCGCGCTGCCGCCTGAGGGCGCCCAGGCGGAGGCGCGGTGGTCCTGGGCGGCGGCGTAGCCGCGCAGCGCCGTCCATGCCGCCCGCAGACGGTCCATCATCCGTCGATCTCCACTGGAGCGCCGGGATGCCATGGTCTAGGTAAGACCCGACAGCCGAACGGTATGACAGGAGCTTCCGATGGCGAACACCGTGACGAGCAAGGGACAGGTCACCATTCCCAAGGAGGTTCGCGAGCTGCTCGGCATCAAGCCCGGGAACGAAGTGGCGTTCGAGCTGGCCGAGGACGGGCGCGTGGTGGTGAGCAAGGTCGGCCGTCGTGGCCCGGCGAGCCGCCCGCGAAGCCGGTTCGCCAAGCTGCGGGGCCGCGCCAGCGCGGGGATGACCACCGAGCAGATCATGGCGCTGACGCGCGGCGAGGAATGAGGTGACGCTAGTCGACACCAATGTCCTGCTCGACGTGGTCACCGAGGATGCCGTCTGGGCGGACTGGTCGCAACGGCAGCTCGAAGCCGCAGCCGTGCGCGGGCCGGTGCTGATCAATGACGTCGTCTACGCGGAACTCTCGGTGGGGTTCCTGCGCAAGGAGGAGGTGGACGAGGCGCTGGCCATCGCCCAGGTCGAGATGGCCGCCATGCCCCGCGAGGCGCTGTTCCTGGCCGCCAAGGTGTTCCAGCGCTATCGCACGGCCGGCGGGACGCGCTCCGGCGTACTGCCGGATTTCTTCGTGGGCGCGCATGCCGCCGTCGCGCGACTGCCGCTCTTGACGCGCGACATCCGCCGCTATCGGGCCTACTTTCCGACGGTTCAGCTGATCTCACCCGAACTGTGACGCGAGGGTTGGAGCTGCCACGCTCACCCCTCGCGTCGGAAGCGGGCCAGAGTGACAGCCGGTCGCCGCCGGGTGCTGTTCTCCGCCCCATGCAGCGCGGAAAGCGCGCGGCCCAATTCGTCGAGGCTGCGGTATTCCAAGGTGCGCCCCTCGAAGCTCACGCGGGTCGTCCCGCCGGTGTACGCTGCGGCGAGCGTCGCGGCGCGGCTCGACGCGGGCTGCGCCAAGGCCCAGGCGAGAACGTCGGGGTCCATCTCTCTCCTCTCAGCGCAGCCAGCCGCCGCGAGGGGCGAGCCATGCGCGGGGCCGCAGCGCGACCGGCTTGGGCGTCTCCGGCATCCCGGCCTGCGCAGGGGGCACCGCAGTCTCCGCCACGGGCATGCCGAGCGCATCCGCCATCCGCGCCCAGCGCCCTTCGCCCCAGCCGTCCATGCCGAGCGCGGCGGCGGCGGCGCGGGCATAGACGCGGCAGTCCAGCGCCTCGTTGCGCTCGCGCGTCTTGACCCATTCCAGCCGCCGGAAGCCACGCCGATCCGCGCGCGCCACCAGCTGCTCGGCGCAAAGCTGGCGGCAGAACTCCTCGGCAGCGACATGCACGGGCAGATGCACGAAGCCCGGCGGGAAGGGGTCGCCGCTCTCCTCGGTGGGCCGGTCGAGCTTGAGCCAGCCGTAGGTTTCCGCCTTCAGGAAGGACGACCCCACCGGCCAGACCTTGAGCCCGCCGAGCTTGCGCCCCTGCCGCCTGACCTCCGTCGCCGCCGGCTGCCCGATTGCGGCGCGCAGGGTGTCCTGCCCTTTGACCGCGATGGCGCGCCCCGCCCCGGCACGCCGCACGAAGGCGTAGACCTCCGCCGTGGTCATGCCGTCGCCGCTGTCGATCGCCGCCATGGCGATCGGCAGGCGATGGCCGCTCTCGTGCCGCCAGGTCTCGGCCAGCAGCAGACGGAGCTCCTCCCACACTGCCCCTTCAAAGGGATTCCCCGAAAGGACGCGATGCTCGATCAGCCAGGACTGCCGGTCCTGCCCCCAGGCCCAAATGCTCGCCTCCAGCCGGTCGCGCTGCACATCGACGCCCGCCGTCAGCAGCAGCCCGCCCATGGGCACGGTGCCGGCGGGCCAGTGCTCCCGCCGGTCGTAGAGCCGCTGCCAGTCCGGCGCCTCGCCCGCCTCCTGCCAGGTCTCGCCAAGCACGGTGTTCTTGAAGGTCTTGATCGCCCGATCGTCGCCCTGCGCCTTGCGCCAAAGCCGCGCGATCTCTGCCCAGGACAGCCAGCCCGGCGGCGAGTAGAGCGCCGAGATGTGGAAGCCGATCGCCTGCGGATCCTCGGCCTCGGCGGTCGGGCGCCACTCGCCAGCCGCCAGCATCCGCGCCTTGTGCTGCTCGCCGATCGGCTGCTCGCAGGCCTCGCAGAGATAGCGCGCCGTCTCGGGCGCGTCCCTGTCCCACACCAACCGCTCGAAGCGCAGCCATTGCATCGCCCCGCAATGCGGGCATGGAACGAAGTAGCGCCGCTGATCGGTGGCGAGATACTCGCGCTCAATCCGCGACAGCCCGGCGATGGTGGGCGTCGAGACCAGGAACAGCTTACGTCGCCATCCGAAGGTTCGAGCACGCGCCTCGGCCAGCGCGATGGGATCGCCCTCGCCCTCGACGTCGCCCGGATAGGCGTCGATCTCGTCGAGGAAGAGGAAGCGCGCCGACATGGAGCGCAGCCCGACCGCGCTGTTCGCGCCGGTCATCACCAGCTGCCCGCCGGGGAACTCCTTGCTGAGCTGCCGGTTGCCGCTGTCGCGCGACCTTGCCGGCGCGACCCGCTCCCTGATCGCCGGCGTCTCCTCAACCAGCGGCTCGATGCGCTGCTCGGAAAAGCGTTTGGCCAGTTCCGTTGTGGGCTGCACCGCCAGCATCGGCCCCGGCGCGTGGTGGATGACGTAGCCGATCCAGTTGCTGCCGACCGTCGTCGCGCCGACCTGCGCACCCTTCATGAACACCACGCGCCGCGCCGGATGCGACGGCGAGAGCGCGTCCATGACCTCGCGCAGGTAGGGCGTGCGCGCCGTGCGGTAGGGGCCGGGCTCAGCCGAGTCGCGGCTGCCCAGCATCCGGTGCCGGTCGGCCCATTCCGAGACCAGCAGCAGCGGCTCCGGCATCATGCCGTCGCGCCAGGCCTGCAGAAGCTCGGCGTCGCCTTCAAAGCGGCCAAGGTCGCCAAGCAGCGCGGCTTCAGACATCACGAAACCTGCACCCGGACGTCGTGCCGCGCCGCCAGATGCTCCCGCAGCCTCTGATCCATCATGGTCTGCAAGCGATGCGCATCGACGCCGAGTTCGGCAGCGATCTCGGCGGCGACGCGGGCGGGCCAGGCCAGGATGGCGTCGCGCTCCTCCTTGGCCAGCCGATGCACCAGCATGAGCGCGCGGGCCTTGTCCACCAGCTTGCCGCGGCGCTCGTCGAGCCTGAGCCGGCGCTCCTGCGCCTTGAGCACCTCGTTGGCGGTGCGCGCGTCGTGGAAGGTGTTTCCCGCGCGCGGCAGCGCATCGGCGGCAGGCGGCGGAGCGACGGGCGGTGGCGTCGCCGGGCGCGGTGCCGCCGGTCGCTGCGCCGCCAGCATCGCGGTCTTTCGCGTCGGATCGCTGCTCTCTGCCAGACGGGCGCGGACCTTCTCGACGTCCCAGCCGCCGTCGGCCTCCGGCGCGATGCGCCCCGCGCGCTCGGCCTTCTGCAGCGCGGTGTGGGAGATGCCGAGACGGCGCGCCACCTCGCGCTGCGAGGCCACCCGGCCCGGCGCCGCGGCGATCATGATGTGATCGAACTCCCCCGAAGATAGCAATGCGATGAGCGCGAATGGTGCTTGGCTCGCGGCGCCTCACAGCGCGAATGGTCCCTCACGCGCAGGGGATCGGCCCCTGCTACGGAGAAGGAAGACCATCATGACCGACGCGCCTGACGCCCTGCTCCTCGAAATCGCCCGCCATTACGTCCACAACCTCGAGACCCTGGAGACGCGCTACTCCGACGATCTCGACTTTCACACGGTTTCGGTCTGGGCGCTGCGCAGCGCGCTGGCCGCCGCCTACGCCGCCGGCAAGGCCGCCGCCGCGCAGGAGAAGGCAGCGTGACGCGGGCGTAGCGGAGGACGACGACGATGAGCACGATCCTCGGCACCCGGAACACCGACTGGGGCTTCTGGGGCACGATGGGTGGGAGCGCCGCCGACGCCTGGCCGGTCGCCTTCGCCGCGATCCAAGCCGCCACCGGCGCCGATCCCGAAGCGGTGCGCGCCTTTCTCGACAGC